CCGTCACCGACACCGCCCTTGGCAAGGTCGCCAAACAACCTCTTGCTGAGGTCGGCGGCGACCGCCTCGGCGATCATCCGCTTGATCGTCTCCCCAAAACTCCTGAGCATGCCGCTCATGCCGTCCTTGAACGGGTCGAAGAGGAAATCGGCGAACGCTGACTGGATGTTCGTGGCGGCAGATTTGGCGAACTCGTCCATGACGTTGCTGGTCTCTTTCGCCTTCTCGCCCATCTGGATGAAACCCTCACCGGCTCTGGACGCGGCACGGCCGAAGGTGTCCATGCGGATCGCCCCGGCATCGAGCAATTCGACCAGGTGAGTGATCTCGGCATCCAGCGCTTCGACGGGTGTGCGCACCGACTCGAAAACGCGCTGCCCTTCGGCGAAGACCGCCAGACGCTGGCGCTGCACTTCGGTTTCTTCCTCGGCGGCGACCTTGCTGGCCTGGATCGCGTCCAGCGTCTCGGCATAGCCGCGGGCGAGCTCGAGGTTGGCCGCGGTGGCCGTCTTGTACTTGCCGTCGGCGATCGCCAGCTCGAGTTTCTCGACCTCGGTGAGTTCCTGCGTCGCCCGAATGCGGTCGCGCAATTGATCGACCAGGCGCTGGCCGTCATCGATCGCCTTGGCAGCGCGCCCGCCACCGCCCGTCTTTGGCTTGGGAACATTGAAATTGGGCGCGGCCTGCCTGGCTGGCGAGGCGACGCCGCGCCCTCGGCCTTCGTTGCTGTAGTCGTCGAATGTCTGGCCAGCAAGGCGGCCTGCCGACACGACGCGTGCCGACCAGGCGTCGATCGCCTTGCGGCTCTTCTCGGCGTCTTCGCGCATCGCTTCGCCGATGTTCGAGAAACCCTGGAAATCGAGCCTGCCCAGGGCGGCCAGCTGCGCCGCCATACCACCAATCTCGGTGCCGATCGATTTGAAGACGTAGGCGACATGGCCGCCGATGACGATGATCGCCCGGAAGGCTTCGGACAAGGGGTTGAACGAATGGCTGGCGCCGCTCCCCTCCTTGGCGATGGCGACCAGCGAGTCGGCCAGTTCATTGAGTACCGGCAACAGATCGGCAGCGGTCTGCCTGGCGATCGAGCCGAGCGCGGTATTGACCCGCGTCATCTGGTCGTTGAAACGCTCGGCAGCCTGCGCGGTTTCGGTGGAGACGACGACGCCGAGCCGCGCGGCCTCGTCGCCCATTTCTTTCAGCCCTTGCGATCCGGCGTTGAGCAGCGGAATCAGGTCGGCACCGCTGCGGCCAAAAATGGCCTGCGCCAGGGCGGCCTTGGCGGCCGAGTCTTCGTAGCCGGCGAATCGGTCGGCAATGTCGTTGAGTACGTCGCCGGAACTGCGCAGCTTCCCGTTGGAATCGACGACCGAAACACCAATTGCCTTGAAGGCGTCTGCCACCTCACCGCTGCCGCCGGCGGCTTCAGCCATATTCTTCGAGAGCTTCTTGAGGCTGGTGGCCAGTGCTTCGTTGCTGACATCGGCAAGACTGCCGGCGTACTGCAGGCGGGCGAGATTCTCGACCGTCTCGCCGGTGCGTTGCGAGAGTTTCGACAGACCGTCGGCGGCGTCAATCGACGACTTGACCATCGCGACCATGGCGCCGACGGAGAACGCACTGGCGAGGCCAGCGAAAGCGTTCGCGATGACCGACGAGGCACCGGCAAAAGCGCTCTCCATGCGCTTCGCACTCTTCTCGGCAATGCCGGAAACCCTGCCCAGATCGCGCTCGATGTTCGCCAGCTTGGCGATAATGTCGATGGTCAGCGTGGCGAGGGCCATGGTTCAGTCTTCCCGGTGGGCAGTTTGGTGGTCGCGGATGGCGACCAGTTGGGTGATGAGGGTCTCGGGGTCCGAGACACCGAGCAGGTCAATCACGATCGGCAGGGCGGACCAGTCGATACCGCCCATCAGGTTCCAGGCCTCGACGGCGGTCGCGATGGGCAGTGGAGTAAGCTGCTTGCCTGGCTGAAGCGGCGCCGGAAGGTCACGCGCCGCCAGCCAGGCGCTCAGTTTTTTAGCGCGTCCTCAAGCTTCAGGACGTGTGCCTCGAAGCCCTTGACGACGGCGTCGGCGATCTCGGCAAAGAGATCGGGGCGATCCGAGAGCCACTCGGCGCAGGCCTCCGCGTCGAACGGCAGCGGGTGCGGGTCACCGCCCGGAATCAGGTCGCCCTCGGTGACGTTCTCCCAGCCGACAACGAGCGAGAGGATGCCGCGCGCGGCGTTGTCGCCGCGGATCTTCTCCTCGCGTTCGAGCGGCGTCGGCCGCAGGACCGTGAACACGAAGCCCCCGGTTTCCACGCGCAACTCGCGCGCCTTGCGGATCTTTGCGGAGAGCGCGCTCATGAGGCGTAGTAGTTCGGCGTGCCAGACAGGGTGATAACTGTCGGCGTGGTGACCAGTGCCTGCGCCTGACCTCCCGGCAGGAGCTGTCCGGCGGGGTAACCGTTGAAACACATGATCGGACCGCCCGCGCCGAAGGTGAATTTGACGGCACGTTTGGTCTGCGTGTCCGAAGCGGCCTTGATCGCCAGCAGACCGGCGTCGCTGATGTCCCATATGTTGGTGAAGGTGTAGACCCCGGCGGTCGGGGTGCCCGGGATTTGCGTCTGCTGGGCGGCGTGAATGGTCGTCGTCGGGATGAAATCAAACTCGCCCCCGGACGGACTGACTTCGGTCGCCGTGGTGACGCTGACCCCGAAGGTGATCTTTTGCGCGCTACCGCTGGTGAAAGTGTCGAACAGCGTGGTGTCGATGCCTTCGAGGGTGAATCCAGACCCGGAGACCGCCTTGACCCGGGCCACCATGTCGTTCACCTGCCACATCCCATTGGCGGCGAGCAGGACGAACTCGCCATTGGCGAGGGTGTTGGTGGCGGCGACGATACCTTCCGTCGCCTTGGTGATGGCGGTGACGGTGATCGCCGCACCAAGCGCTGACTGCATGGCGACCGCGACATTCGACCACTTGCGGGGGTTGGACATGATTTCGTGCTCCGAAAAAGAAAAACCCGCCAATAGGCGGGCGGGTGGTTTGTCGGTGACGGCTCAGAAGACGTGCCACCAGTCGACCTCGACGGTGGCGGACTTGAGATCGCTCTCCGGGTCGATGCCGCTCGACCGATCGGCAAGGCGAACGCCGGCAGTGGCCAGGGCGGTGGCGACTTCATCGGCCACGGCGTCGGCCGCGGTGCGCGTTAGCGCCCAGGCGCTGATCTGGAAACGGACTTCCTCGGCCACCGGCTGGACGTCATGGAGCGTGCTGATCGGCGTCGTGCCGGTCCGCTGGTAGACGACCGCCGGCAGGGGGTTGCCCTCGGGAATGAAGTCCGGGGTGATCCGGGTAGCGACCAGGACGGCCAGAGACGCGCTGGCGGCCAAGGCCGCATGCAGTTCGGTTTCGGCGGACATCAGGGACTCCCCAAATTGAGCCGGTTGATTTCGGCGGTGGCTGCGACGATGAAGGTTTCAGCGACCTGCGGCAGCTTGCTGCCGGCCGGGCGCAGGAACGGCCGCGCGGTGAGCTTGCGCGTGCCGAACTCGTGGAAGCGCCAGTAGTAGGGATCGTTCGGGTTGTTCGCGCCGGCCGCACCGAGCCGCTTCTGGCGGGCGCCGCGCAAGGGGCGAACGTTCACGAAAACCCCGACATCGCCGGCCCGTCGCGCGAACTTCGAGGTGCGGATGCTGATTGCCCGTTTGACGGTGCCCGGCCGGCCGTTCTGCTTCGGCTTCTGCCGTACTGGCGCTGTCCGACGGGCCTCGTCGCGCACCAGCCGCGCCGACAGGCGCAGGGCTTTGAGCAGTCCCTTGCGCCTGAGCCGGTCGGGGACCTGCGCAAGGATGCGCCTGAGTTCATCGACGCCTTGCAGTTGGACGGTGATGTCGGAAGCCATGCTCACAGCCCGTTTCGGATGCCGTTGACGGCGAGGATTTCCAGCGTGTGGCGGGCGGCGCCGACGTCGACCAGCATCACGATGTCGTAGGGCTCGTCGCGCCACAGGATGCGCTGCTCGCGCACGACATCCGCCCGAAAACGGATAAGAAACCGCACGTCGGCGGCGTAGCGGGTTTGCTGGGCAGCAAAGAACTCGCGCCCCTTCAGTGGCCAGGCCTCGGCCCAAAGCGCGTGATCGGTGGTGTCGGTGACGACGTCTGTCCAGGTGACCAGTTCTTCGCCGATGGCGTTGCGAATGACGCTCTTGGCCTGCAGCCGGATGCGCTGATTGGCACGGCCCGGATTGAAGGTCGCGCTCATACGAGGATCACCTTGTACGGGTCGAGCAGACCGTCGATGAAGGCCAGCGGTTCGATCTTGCCGCTTGCCAGCAGGGCGACTTCCTCGCGGTGCGCATAGAGACTGCCGACGCGCAGCTTGATCCAGCTCTTGATGCCCTCGGGGACACTGGCGGCGTCGCCATAGCCGGCATCGAAGATGACCGACACGGCGCCGATCTGCGGCAGGCTGATCGGCCAAATCTTGCCGAACACGGGCGTCACGCGCGCCGGCTCGCAGGCCGTGTCAACGATGTAGTCTGCTCGCGGCATGAGTTGTGTGGTGCCGGCCATGTCGAGGTAGCGTATGGCGGCCACTGACCGGACCGGGCATTTCGGCAGCAGGATGGCGTGCCCGGGCAGCGAGAACGGCAGCCCTGCCGGTGTGCCCATCAGGCTCGGCCCGGGAAAGCTGTCGAGCACCAGTTTCCAGCGGGCGGTGACGAACTGGCGGCCGGTGAGCGTCTCGGCGGCTTGCCGTGCCGCTGAGATCAGCGCGGTGATCAGCGCATCGTCGTCGGTAGACTCCACCCGCAGATGGCGTTTGGCTTCGGCGAGCGATACCGGCTCCTGTGCAGGTGGAGTGACGAGTTGCAGGGGCATGGCTCAGATGACCTGGACCACCGCCGGCGAGTTGAAGATCTCCGCCGTGGCATAGCGCGGATGCACACCGATGAGCTTGCCGGCGACGATGCTGGCGGCAACCTCGACGGTCAGCGACAGACGCAGGAAGGCGAAGCCGTTGTTGCTGTCGAGGTTCTCGGGCCTCAGGTTAATCAGCGCCTGCTTGTTGTCGCCGCTGGCCTTGACGATCTGCCGGATTGCTTTGCCGCTGACATCCTTGGCGCCGGTACCGGTGGCGTCGCGCGCCTGCTGGATCTTGGCGTCCAGCGTCGCCGCAGCGCCGAGGACGCCGGTCTCGACAAGCGCCAGAAACGCGTGGAAGTTGGCGGCCGATACCCAGGCAGTGGTGACGGTACCGACCGCCTGGCTGGCCGGGTCGATGGTGGCGAGAATCGACAGCTGTTCGCTGCCCTTGGCATTGGGAAACATGGACATCTCCTGTGGGGATCAGAAAGGGGCAAACCAGAGCGAGGCATCGCTGCCCCACCCGGGGCTCAGCGCGCGCCGAGCTGGATGTAGGGCGAGAGGGTGTTGGCTCCCTTGGCCGGTGCGATCGGGTTCTGGATCTTCGACTGGCCGTCCATGCGGAAGGTGGT